GCTTCTAATAAAGCGTTAGATAGATTGCCTAGACATAGACAATTAACGCCACAAGGACAGAGGTTCGCAGGTAGAGCTGGAAGTCAAGCAGCTGCACAATCTAGACTTAAGAGCGGTCTTTTCAGTAGAGACGAGGTTGTTAAAATGTATAGAGGTGGTCAAAATAAACAATAATAAATTTTGAAAAAAATAATTCAATGGCTTACAGGTGGCGTCATCAAAGAAGTTGGTGACGTCATTGATAAGCTTACAACCACGAAAGAAGAAAAGCTGCTAATTAAAAAGCAAATCCAAGAAATCATGGATAAGGCTAACGCTGAGGCAGAGAGTCAAATAACAAGGCGTTGGGAAAGCGATATGAAATCAGATTCTTGGCTTTCTAAAAACACACGACCTATGGCTTTAATATTTTTATCTATTATGGCTATAGCTTTTATATGGGTTGATAGTCATCATGAAATATCTTTTACTGTAGAACAAGAGTGGATTGGATTATTAAAGCAGTTACTTACAACTGTTTATATAGCTTATTTTGGATCACGAGGCGTGGAAAAATTCAAATCTATAAGTAATAATAAATAGTAAGAGTATTAATTAAATTAAATAAAATCTAATAAAATGAAAAAACTAATATTATCATTATGTTTATTCTGTTCTATTTTAATGTATTCACAAGATAGAAAAGAATTTGCTGGAATATGGCAAGACATCAATAACGAAGAAACTGTTTTAGTTGTGTATCACGACAAGATTATTAAATCTTTAAAATTTTGGAACTTTAAGTTAGGTGACAAGTTTAACATTAAAGAAAGTTTTTTATATGAAAAAAACGGTTTAGTTCAAACAGAGTATGAAGACAATATTAATAATGTCAAATTTATTACCGAGTACAGATTAGAAGATAATATATTAACAAAAGAAGCGAATGGTATGCTTCAACAATTCACTAAATTAAATTAAATAAAATGGCAGAAAGCTTTAAAATTACAGAAGAAGAGTTAAAAGTTGTTCAAGAACAACAAGTCAATTATCAAAAAATAATAGAGCAATTAGGTTTGTCTGACGTGAGAAAGCACACGCTTTTATCTCAATTAGACGTACTACTTCCTAAAATAGAAGAAAACAAACAAGCTCTTGAAGAGAAATACGGCTCTATTAATATAAACATACAAACAGGTGAATACACCGAAATAGAGAAAGATGATGGTGAAACAGCTGTTGTTAAAGCTGAGGACTAATGACTAACGTAATAAGAAAAATCAGTATAGGTGCTGATTATAAAAGCGATGCTATGCACTACTCTGTTGGACAAAGTGTCTATGGTGGTCATGAAATTGCCTATATAACTCAAGACCAGAAAGATAATTCTTATAATATTCACATAAAGAAAAACAATGAGGTATTGCCGTGGAAGAAGTTTAATTCTAACATGGCTATATCCATTGAATATGATTTAGAGTATTAATGAAAAGCCTTTATGATTTTATAGTAAAACCTCTAGGTGATACTTATGAAAATAAAAAAACAATAGGTGACAAAGAACTTATATTAAATACTAAAATTGAAAGTTTTAAATTCGTAAATAATGTAGCAGAGGTTATTGAAACTCCAGCTGCTTATGAAACTATTATAAAAAAAGGAGATTTAGTGTTAATACACCATAATGTTTTTAGAACTTTTTATAGTATGCAAGGTGTAAAGAAAAAATCAAGATCTTACTTTAAAGATGATCTGTTTTTTTGTGCTCTTGATCAAATATACTTATATAAAAATGAGAACAAATGGAAAGCTGTAAACAATAGATGTTTTGTTAAACCTTTAAAATCTAAGGACAAATTAACAACAAATAAAGAACAGCACCTTATTGGTATACTTAAAATAGGTAATAGTTCCTTAGAAGCGCTAGGAATAAACGAGGGAGACTGTGTTGGTTATACTCCTTATGGGGAATATGATTTTAATGTAGAAAACGAGCGTTTATATTGTATGAAATCTAATGATATTGTAATTAAATATGGAAATAAAGAAAACCAAGAAGAGTATAATCCAAGCTGGGCAAGTAGCGGTTGAAGAATTAATAAAAGTCGCTAAAGAGCCCATTATAGATTTTGGTCCTGACATCTCAGCAGATAGACTTAAGAACGCCGCGGCTACTAAAAAATTAGCTATATTTGATGCCTTTGAAATATTACAAAGAATACAAGAAGAAGAAAATATTATAAACGAAAAACCAAAAGAAGTTAAAGAAGAAAAAGCTTTTAAAGGTTTTGCAGAAGGAAGATCTAAATAATGTATACGCAAGATCTTTTTACTGTTGTTGAAGACCACATAAAACCTAAAGTTCTAAAAAGAATGAATAGGTATAACAAGTGGGAGTATGGTTATAATGAAGAACATGATATAGTTATTATATCTAAAACAGGAAAAATAGGTGAAATATATAAAATACAAAATTTATATATAGGGCTACCTGAGGTTCCTAAAGATGTTGTTAAATTTAAAAACAACAAATGGAATAGAGAAACACTACCAGTTGCTTTCAAAAAAATCAAAACAATTTTTGATTGGGAAGAATACCCAGTTGATTTTAAAGAAAAATGGTATGATTATATTGATAAAGAATTTAATAGAAGAGAACAAGGTTTTTGGTTCTATAATAAAAGTGTGGCTACTTACCTTACTGGTACTCACTATATGTACCTGCAGTGGTCCAAAATTGATGTTGGGAAACCAGACTTTAGGGAAGCAAACAGATTATTCTTTATATTCTGGGAAGCTTGTAAAGCCGATGTCAGGTGTTATGGAATGTGCTATCTCAAAAACCGTAGATCGGGATTTTCTTTTATGGCATCAGGAGAGGTGGTTAATCTTGCAACTATTAATTCCGATTCACGATACGGAATATTGTCCAAATCTGGGGCCGACGCGAAGACAATGTTCACTGATAAAGTCGTACCAATATCGGTCAATTATCCGTTCTTTTTTAAACCGATACAAGACGGAATGGACCGTCCCAAAACCGAACTTGCCTATAGAGTACCAGCGTCCAAATTCACCAGGAGGAAACTCATCGCCAACGAGACCGCGACCGATCTTGAGGGACTCGATACCACTATCGATTGGAAAAACACGGGCGACAATGCCTATGATGGGGAGAAACTCAAACTCCTCGTCCACGATGAATCCGGTAAATGGGAGAGGCCGAACAACATCCTCAACAACTGGCGTGTTACGAAAACCACCCTTAGATTAGGTAGTAGAATTATTGGTAAGTGTATGATGGGATCAACATCTAACGCTTTAGATAAAGGAGGTGATAACTTCAAGAAATTATACTATGACTCAGATGTTACAGAAAGAAACGCCAACGGACAGACTCGCAGCGGACTCTATTCTTTGTTCATACCTATGGAATGGAACTACGAAGGATACATTGATTCTCATGGCGTACCTGTATTCGACACACCAAAGAAACCGGTTGAAGACCCTCACGGAGTAAAAATAAAACAAGGGGTAATAGAATATTGGCAAAATGAAGTAGATGGTTTAAAGCAAGATCAAGACGCTTTAAATGAATTCTATAGACAATTTCCAAGAACTGAAGAACATGCTTTTAGAGACGAAGCTAAATCTTCGTTATTTAATTTAACTAAGATTTACGAGCAAATAGATTACAATGGTGATGTTGGTAAAACAAAGCTAGTAACAAGAGGAGATTTTTACTGGGAAAACGGAATAAAAGATACACGAGTTCTTTTTGCACCTAAAAATAATGGTAAATTTTATTTATCATGGGTGCCAGATGTTAGTCAACAAAATAAGATTATAATTAAAAGAGGTATAAAATACCCAGCTAATGAACACATGGGAGCTTTTGGATGTGACTCTTATGACATATCAGGAACAGTGGATGGTAGAGGTTCTAATGGATCTTTGCATGGTCTAACTAAGTTTAGCATGGAGAACGCTCCTGCAAATCATTTCTTTTTAGAATATATAGCAAGACCTCAAACCGCTGAAATGTTTTTTGAAGATGTTTTAATGGCTTGTATTTTTTATGGAATGCCTATATTAGCGGAAAATAATAAACCTAGATTACTGTATCATTTTAAAAGAAGAGGTTATAGAGGTTTTGCAATGAATAGACCGGATAAATTAAAACTATCTATTACAGAAAGAGAGATAGGTGGAATACCTAATTCATCAGAAGATATTAAACAAGCTCACGCGGCTGCTATAGAATCATATATAGAAGATTTTGTAGGTTTAAAACAAAATGGAACATATGGAGATGTTTACTTTCAAAGAACATTAAACGATTGGTCTAAATTTAATATAAATAACAGAACAAAACATGATGCTTCTATAAGTTCTGGCCTAGCAATAATGGCCTGCAATAAAAACAAATATAGACCAATACCTACAATTACAAGAAAAACTTACGATCTTGGTTTTAAAAGATATAATAACAAAGGAACAATGTCAAAAATAATTGAATAAATGAAAATGTACACTAACTCAAATAGCGCCTTTCCTAGTCAGGTAGTACCGGATTATGAAAAAGCTTCGTTAGAATATGGTTCACAAGTGGCGCAGGCTATTGAGACAGAGTGGTTTAATCAAGGCCGAACTAATGGTAATAGATACCTTACTAGTTTTAATAATTTTCATCACTTAAGATTATACGCTAGAGGTGAACAACCTGTTCAAAAATACAAAGATGAACTATCAATAAACGGTGACTTAAGTTACTTAAATCTAGACTGGAAGCCAGTTCCTATATTATCTAAGTTTGTTGATATTGTTGTAAACGGTATATCTAGTAAAGAATATGACATAAAAGCTTATTCTCAAGATCCTGCTTCTGTAAAGAAAAGAACTATGTATGCAACTGCTGTTGCGGAAGATATGTTTGCTAAGGAACAAATGCAAGCTGCTGAAGATTTACTAGGAGTTCAATTACAAAGAACAAGTATTCCTCCTGCAGATTTACCAGAAACAAAAGAAGAATTAGAGTTACATTTACAGTTAAGTTATAAACAGGCTATTGAAATAGCGGAAGAAGAAGCTATAACGCAGACTTTAGCTAAAAATAAATGGGAACTTACTAAAAGAAGATTAAACGAAGATCTTGTTGTATGCGGGATAGCATGTGCAAAAACTAGTTTTAATGTAGCTAATGGCATAACTTTAGACTACGTTGATCCTTCTTATTTAGTATACTCTTACACAGAAGATCCTAATTTTCAAGACATATACTATGTTGGTGAAGTTAAATCAATAACTATACCAGAGCTTAAGAAGCAGTTTCCTAATATTCCAGAAGAAGAATTACAAAGAATTCAAGAAATGCCTGGTAACAGGCAGTATATAACTGGGTGGGGCAACTATGACAACAACACGGTTCAAGTAATGTATTTTGAATATAAAACTTACATGAATCAGGTTTTTAAATTAAAAAGAACTGAAAACGGTTTAGAAAAAATAATAGAAAAAACAGACGAATTTAATCCTCCGCCAAATGATGGGTTTGAAAGAGTCGGTAGAAGTATAGAAGTATTATACACTGGAGCTAAAGTGTTAGGAACAAACACAATGCTTAAGTGGGAGCTAGCAGAAAATATGACAAGACCAGCTGCTGATACTACTAAAGTAGAAATGAATTATTCTATAGTTGCGCCAAGAATGTACAAAGGTAGAATAGAATCTATTGTAAGTAGATGTACAGGTTTTGCAGACATGATACAGTTGACGCATTTAAAGATGCAGCAAGTACTAGCTAGAATGGTTCCAGATGGTGTGTTCTTAGATATGGACGGTTTAGCAGAAGTTGATCTAGGTAATGGAACAAACTACAATCCAGCTGAAGCGTTGAATATGTATTTTCAAACAGGTAGTATAGTCGGTAGATCGCTGACGCAAGATGGTGATCCAAATAGAGGCAAGATACCTATTCAAGAATTACAGTCATCTGCTGGTGGTCAAAAACTAGCAGCTTTAATACAAACGTATCAATACTATTTACAAATGATACGTGATGTTACGGGTCTTAACGAGGCTAGAGATGGTAGTTTACCTGATAAAGATGCTTTAGTAGGTCTTGCTAAAATGGCAGCTAATCAATCTAATATAGCTACAAAACATATAAATCAAGGTAGCTTATATATTGCTTTAAAAATATGTGAAAACATATCTTTAAAACTAGCAGATGCTTTAAGTTATCCTTTAACAGCTAATGCTTTAATAGAAGGTATATCTATATATAATGTAGAAACATTAAGAGAGATATCTAATTTAAACTTACATGACTTTGGTATATTCTTAGAGCTAGAACCTGACGATGAAGAGAAAGCTCAGCTAGAACAAAACATCCAAGTTGCTTTGCAGTCTGGAGGTATTGACTTAGAAGACGCTATAGATATTCGTCAAATTAAAAATCTAAAACTAGCAAATCAATTACTAAAACAAAAACGTAAAAAGAAATTAGCTAGAGAAAGAGCAAATCAAGAGAGAATGATAGCTGCTCAAGGTGAAGCCGCTGCTAAAACAGCAGAGCAAACTGCATTAGCAGAAACTCAAAAACAAGCAGCATTAACTCAACAAAAAGTTAGTATAGAGCAAGCTAAGTCTCAATTTGAAATAAGTAGAATGGAAACTGAAATGCAGATAAAAGCTAAATTAATGCAGCAAGAGTATGGTTATCAATTTCAATTAGCTCAAATAAAAACAGGAGCTGAAGGTTCTAAAGAAAAAGATATTGAAGATCGTAAAGATAAAAGATTAAAAATGCAAGGTACTCAACAGAGTAAATTGATACAGCAGAGGCAAAATGACTCTAACCCTGTTGATTTTGAAAATACAGGAGAAAACAACTTAGGATTTAACATAGAAGAGTTAATGCCTAAAGTTTAATTATTTAATTATTTAATTATATTATATTATGTCAGAAAACACAACGACTCAAGAAGTCAAACAAGAAGGTGATTTTAAAATTAAAAAAAAGAAAACACCAAAAAACTTAGGACACCTTAGTGGTAATGATCCCGTAAAAGTAGATTTAACAAAACCAGAAGCAACAGGTGAAATTACACCAGATGTTGTAAAGGTTGAAATACCAAAAGAAGATAATGCCATTCGTATCGGAGAAACAGGAAATGTTCCTGAAGAAAAACAAGCCGGAGATTTGGTTGAAGTGGACAAACAAATACAAGAGCCC